ATAAGTTTGGAAACTTAACTTTAAGATCATCTGACTTTTTCTCAGAGAGAATTCTTTTAATATATTCCTGAAGAAGTGAAGAAGATCTCATTTACTTAAATATTTTAATAAACACAAAAAACGTTTCTGATGATAATTTATTGTGGCCGTGCTTGCGTGAGAAATGATCTTTTTTAATTGGCATTATTACGTTCATATGTTCACAATAAGTAAATCCAACATATTTTGCTGAAGTGATAATAATATCGCTTAATTCATCATCAACATTAATAACCATATAACAATTATTTTTAAGACCTTCATATGCCGTTTTAAACGTTGGTAATAAATAATTTTTTATCCATAATTCAATGGTTGGATAATCCTTCCAACATTGACCATCTTCGTTAAGATATTTTTCTTTATCAAAGTAAGGTGGTGATGTAAATACAAAATCCAATGATAAATCTTCAATTTTTGTTTTTTCTGAACCTTCACATCGAATATCAGCGTTTATAGAATTTAAATATGTTTTTGAAATGTTTATTGCATCATCACAAACACTGCGTGATGGATCTGAACCAATATATTTTCCTTGAGGATATGACACAATAAATCCTGACATGCGCGCAGAAAAACCTATTGAAGGATCCCAAATAATAGGATTGATATTATTTTGTAAAAACTTTTTGTATATTGACGCGGCTGCGGCGGGCTTAAACCATGAAACGGCATGGCGTTGAACAATAAATCCTTTTCTAATATTTTTAAAATTTATATCAAATGTTTCATTACATTCAATCAATTTATTATCAACTTTGTATTTATACATTTTTGAATTATTAAGACCCAGGCGATATGATAAAACAGCTCTAAGTTTAATATCATTGTTAAATGATTTCATGGGCCCATCATCAACATCCCAATATGAACGTATTATTGATTTTAATAAAGTTGAAAATGCAGGTAACGTTGAGATGATATTATTTGCCGGTTGTATGATTTGTAATTTTTGAAACTCTGATGTTATATCATCTTCCAAAGGTGGATAAAACCAGCCCCAGTAACCCACATGAGCTCTCAAGAAATTAATCAAAATAGGTAAAATGGTTTCCTTGGTGTAGATTTTTCCTTTTGCTTCAGGGTATAATAAAGGATTATTTATTTTTATTAATTTTTCACGTGAAATTAATTTTTGTTTATCAGAAAGTTTAAATGTTCCCTCTTTAATAACTTTACCATTATCGACAATATAATAAGCAATTAAACGAAGATCATCAAGATTTTTACATTGTTGCCAATTTGAATCACTTTTAATTCTAATTAAATTTAATTGATTATCAATCGCAAATGAATTAATAATAAAATCATTTGTTAGTGTTTGAATTTGATCAAGTGTATAATCTTCGACCTTATCAAATCCATGACAATTTATTTCATCATACTCTATAATTGTATTTGAACCTGGGCGGTGTGGATTAATTAGCCAAGCGTTTTGTGTAAAAGATCCAATTGACAACAAATGTTTAACAAACGATTCTTTTTCTTTTTCTTTTGTTTGCATATGTTTAATTTAAAATTCAAGTTTCATAATATAAGATCCACATCCATAAATTCTTGAAACATTTGCGTTTAATGCAAATAATTTTTCTGAGGTTTGATGTTGTGCCCTGTATTTAAATCTATCATATCGTACGATTTTTCCCGCTTCTATTTCAGCATTTTTGCAATGGGCTTTGCAATACCTCTTGTAAGTAAAGGCTACATACCTAGTTTCTTGCCCACAGATGACACACAGGGGTTTGATATTATTGTAAATGTATGAAACTGTATAGTTTTTTGATGATATATCATGTGTCTTCAAGACGTGATTTGAAAGTTGTTTACCAGTTGTAAAATTAGTTTCACATATTCTACATGATATGTTTAACAACTTTTTGTATTTTGACATATTCAATTATATATCATTACACCTTTGTGTATTTAGGAGCCCATTCAATATACGACCAACCATTTAGTTTACAATAATTTTTTGCAACTTCACGCTTGATTGTGTTCCTTGGGGTTATACGCAAAGCCTGAGGCTTTACTTCAATTAAACTATGACCCAAAGACTTTCTAATAACATGAAAATCTGGAATGTATCGATGGGCGTTTCCTTCAAATTCATATGGAATTGACACAAACTCAGACTCCCAATCGAGTACATCTAAATCAAGATCGAGTTCTTTCATTAATAATAATTCCCAAGAAGATCTATAATAACATTGTTTATTTGTCTTTGTGGATGTATATGAACCTCGTGACCATTCAAATCCGCCCTTCAAGTATTTGTTAGTTATTGATATAGAAAGTTTATTATTTCTTTCCGTGAAATCATAAAGACCATCAATGTTTCGTTGAACAAATGTTTTTGAAGCTTTAATATGAGCGATTTTCATTATGTCACTGCTGTTCCAAAGTTTTTTAGCATGATCTGAAAATTTTTGTTTATCTTCAGGTGACATTATTTCATACGTATGTTTTGTTGATTTAATACGTTTAGCTTCTGTTTCGGGTGTATGTCCAGCACACATTTGTTTGGATTTAAGTTGTGCAATATCTTTATTTTCATTCATAAAACGTTTCATATTAATAGAGTTTGCCTTACCGATTTTTTGTTTTTCATCATCAGATTTAATTCGACCAAAAGCGTGATGCCCATGAACAAAATCAGTATATGATTTTTTACCTACATTCCATGTTGAATCACCCATGCAACCACATTTACATTTAGGTATAATTCCATTATGATACCATTTTAGTGAATATTGTTGAAATGTTATTTGGTGTTTTCTTAAGTGGCGCCTGACTTGTTCTGGGTTATTAAAAGACTCATTACACTCTTTGCAAATTGTTTCATTTGTCATATTATAATTATAATATACCTGAATATAAACGTACACTAAATATTAAAAGCGAATGCCCTATTTTCATAGGGCACTCTAACTCTTGTTTTTCTCAACTATTTGTATAGTTGAAATAATACACTAAATTACGTTCATGTCAAGTATTGTAACAACCCCGTAAAAATCAGAACGAACAAGTTTCTTGCCGTATCTGGTCATTACGCCCTTACGTGGGGTGAAATCCTCTGGTGCGAAGATTGTTGGAGTCACAATGAGTGGCACATATGGAGCATAGACATAGCCTGTCTCCAAGTATGAACCGCCTTTGTAACCGACAAGGATCTTGTTACGTGGGAAATATGGATCTTTGTAAACCGTGAAACGATTTGACAAAGTACCGATTGCTTCAGCGCCAATGGTAAATGGAGAACCCACTTGGCCTTCGCCGTCCATTGAGAACTTTGGCTTGTAAAGAACTGATGCTTCAAGGATTGTGCAAACATCTGGTCCTGTAACCATGAAGTTAGCCGAACCACGAAGTGTCTTTCTATGAATCGTATTTGCAACATCGATGATCGTCTCAGTCAATGTCTCGTACCATTCACGAACTGTTCCTGTGAATTGAGGACCAATGCTTAGACTTGATGCCAAATTCTGACGGTCACCCGTTAGTTTATTGACAAATCGTCCTGGCGAGCGGCTCCAGAACATGTTGGCGCCATTGGCTGATGTAACAAGATCTCCTAGGATCTCGCGATCAATCTCAAGTGCAATTTGTTCTGAAAGAATGCTTGTCAATTCAACTTCTGCATCCATTGAGTGATATGCATTGAGATCTTGTGCCAACTCTGGTGACCAACGAGCTCTGAGCTTGCGGGTTTCAGCTGTAATAGCAATAGCTTCAATCTTAATATCAATTTCTGGAATTGCTGCGCTTGGTGACGAACCAAAATCAGATTCAAACGAAGGAATGGTCAATGTTGCACCACTACCTGAATCAACCTGAAGGTTAGCAGCAAGTGCCATTGTTACGTGTTGTGCGGCGGTTGTGAGTGCGGGAATTGAACCACCATTTGATAGTTTGATTACCATTTGAATGTGTGTTCCATTGAGAGGATTTGGTGTAAACACCGTGCCGCTCCAATCACCACGCCTATTCAAACGACGAAGGTTTAGAACTCCGAGACCTGATTGATATGTATCACTCCATGCAGTTGCACCATTGTTGGTTGCAAATGCAAATAATGAAATCTGCTCAGGCGAGAGAAAATCACCACGTGGAATTACGGCTTGGATTGAAGCAACTGTAAGATGCAAGAATGTTACATCAAAAGTGTTCAAACCAAGATCAACTTCAAGTTGTGGATCAAAACCTAACATACGAGCGTTGGTTCCAGAGAAGTCAGTTGATGCTGCTACGATACCGCTAGCTGCCCAGGTATCACCTGCGCCGGTAAAGGCACCAATGTTAAGACCAGAACCAGAAACGGCAGTGCTGCCTGAATGAACTCTTGAATAACCCGTATTGACAAGGTCATACATACCACCTGAAGCAAGTGAGCCCGATTGAACTCCTTTACCGGTTGGGTTATTGTAGATTGATTTTCCGCGCTCATAAGTTGCCTTAGTTGCGGCGTTTGATAAACCAAGACCAGCGTCACCGCCGACATTGCTACCATACGTGTAATCTAGATAGAAAATTAGGCCAGATGGAAGACTCATGGGTTGGATTGATACCAACTCATTAGCAACCAATCCACCGAATACTCTACGGACGATTGGGAATGCGATGTTTGAAAAGCCTTGGATTTGACCAGAGCTAGTTCCACCACCACCACCCGTTGAAAGAGAATTGCTCTCCTTTAGTAATTGTGCTGTTTGGTTTTCCAAAAGCTGAGACATCATCTCACGCTTAAAACCATCGAGACCGCGGAGCAAACCTGTGCGGCTCCACTTCTCTACGAGGCGAGCTCGTTCGGCACCAACGTGTTTGTCACGAATGCCTTGTGATAATTGATCTAGTGAAAAAAACTTCATTTTATATTCCTGTTACTTTCTATGTTGTTAAGAAAACGTTACTTACTGATTCCTGCGAGTTTGGCCCAACGACCGGTTTCAAATCCTTCTGAAAGATTTGTTGATGCAGGACGTGTTGTTGTTGAAGAAGAACCAACGACCTTACGATCGGCGTTTTCTTTCACCAGACGTGACGGACTGCCCAGCGTCTTAGTTAGGCTCTCATATACGAGCTTTACTTCGCGCTCTGTTTTTACTTCATCGATATGTTCGATGATGCTTGCCTTCTGTTTGTTTGTCAACGACTCAGATTGCAACAGTTTGTTTGTGTAAAGTAGCTTCGCGTTGAACAGATTCATTTCCGCCAACTTAGTACGGAGATCTTTGACAACCTTTTGCTCCGTGGGTTGTTTAGAAGCACTATTCTTAAGTGATTCTTTTTGAAGCAAAGATGCAGATTCTGCAAGTTGCTTCGTAAACTTTTTACAACGTGCCACAGAGTCATTAAACCTGCGGGCAACATGTGTATACTCTTCTTTGATTGCAGCGAACTTCTTAGAAAGACCTTTTGCTTTTGCGGAAGTAGCAGCTGCCTTAAGCAATTTACCACGTGATTTTGCACGTTCTTGTAAGCGCTTTTCAAAATGTACTCGGCGTTGAACTGATTCATGAGCCTTCTTATCAGAAGCTGATGCTTCATCTTCATCAAAATTATCTAGTTCACCATCGGCTTCATCTAACGGTTCATCTGTATCGTCGCCTTCGTCGGCTTCGTCAAGAGAAACATCCAAGGGTTCGCCTTCATCTTTTCCGCCGCCAAATGCAGCAAGTTTGCCAGGACCATTACCTTTTACTCCGGGAACTGCTTCTTCTTTGATCGATCGCATACGAGCAATTTCTCTACGAAGCATTCCTTCATCAATTTCTACAACGGTATCATCGCTTAGCTCCATGGCTTCATCAACATCCATTGGTTCTTCTTCGTCGTCAACTGAAAGTTCATCACCTTCTTCTGGAACTTCACTATCATCAGATAATGATTCATCATCAAAATCATCAGATGGTTCTAGTTCATCGGGAGGTAAATCGCCATCCATTTCATCTTCATCGCCGGTTACAAGATCAACACCGACCGAGTCAAGGTCAAGTTCATCAGGTAAACCCGTCAACTTCAACGTGACGTCTTCTTCATTCATTGGTCGTTTGTTTCTCTTCAACATTTTTTGCTCCTGAAGTTTATTCAGATCTTTGTAATAGGTTTCTAACGTAACTTCGTAACTATTTTTTGTGCTTTTATCATTAATTGATTCATGCACGTATTCATACATATCTTCAACATGACCAATCATCTTATTGATTTGTTCATGAAGTGTTAATAATTGCGCTCCTGATTCACAGTAGTGCTTAAAATTTTCAATTATTTTTCCAACGTTGATTAATTTTGATTCAAAGTAAGCTAAATCCGTTTTTGAATGTCCATTTGAAACAAGTGATGATAGTGAATCAATTGAATCAGGGCTGAGTTGATATTCTTGTTCAACGTTGTCAGGGGGCGAAATTGTCGTATCTTCATCATGTGACTGAAGTGCATCAAGATCTAAAGTGACGTGGCCTGTTTCGTCTGGGGCTGATATAGCTGAAGTTGAGGGATCGTTGTTATTCAATGATGGTTCTTGTGTTAATACAGGTGTTGGGACCGCGGGTAAATCATCGGATAATAACTGTCCTTCAGGTGACACAGTTCCTGGTGCTGAATGGATTTCTTCATCTTCATCAAAATCAGAATCAGGATTTTCTTTCAACAATTGTTGTTCGATAAAGTCTCTAATTCTAGGTGTAACAACTTCAAGTAATGCACGTTTAGCATTATCTTCAGCTACTTCTTTTAGCTTTTTGACATCTGCGATTGCTTCATCGTATAGTTGTTTAGACATGAGTCTCCGTAATCTACAAAGTAAGTATTATCCATAATCCAATAATTACAAACCAGTGCCTGAATTTCCTTTAGGTAATTCAGTTCCTAATTGATTTGCTTCCCATACTTTTCCAGAAACTCGTGATGGGGATTTTGTTCCCGTATTTGGGGCGCCTGGAACATATTTTGGTTTAATATCAGTGCTAGTTATTTTGGGATCTTGATCTTTGTCAGATCCTGAAGTCTTTCCTGGACCTGGTGATGTGATGTCTGGTACATATGCATTTGCAGGATCGCCAGCTTTTTTCCATTGACCTGTTTCTGCTTTTTCCTCAGTGCTCGGCGGTTGAAATTCAGAATTTTTTCCACTAAAACTAAGATCAACACCTTGTGGAAAGTGTCCCATATCGCCAGATATTAAACCTTCAGTCGTTGTTCCACGTAAAATTTCATTTCCTGCCGTGGCAGCAGCAGCGATTGCTTCTTGTTGATCAAGACCTAAATAAGGTGGAGCTCCACCTTCTGTACCAACCACGGCCGTTGAGTCTGAATTTGATCCCTTAAATAATTTTTCAAAAAACGTACGTTTTGCCGATTTTGGCGGAACGTATGTTGTATATCTGCCCGACCCGGGACCTGATTCATTGGCCATTTGTGATACCCTTTCTTAAATTACTTCTTGTTGATACTACCAAGAACGCGAGCGCGTGCTTCGACAATTTTTGCAAGACGAGTTTTTAATCGACTTTCTTCAATTTTGAGTGCATGAATATAGTCAATCTTTTTCTCAAGAGAATCAGCCTGTTCATCAGCGTCTGTTTCTTTTGTGTCTTTTACTCGATCTTCAGTATCTTCCATGTCACCAAACTTGGCAACTTCTTCTTCAATAATTTTTTTCAATAGTGCGGGTGTGAGCTTCATTTTATAAACCTTTGTATAAGAGTTCTAACGTTTAAATATGTATCAACAAGAAGTTTATCATAATTTCTTGTTGGTTGATTGATCAAAAGCCAAAGATGCCCACTTTGAAGCTATATCTTCACCAAATATTTCTTCAGGTGTATGTTTGGCTGCAATTTGGCCTGCGGCACTGGGATCTGAGGGTGAATGATTTGACATCATTTGTGGTAATGAATTTAGCGCAGTATCTGCAAAAATTGATTCCATCATTTTATTTCCGCCTGCCTCGCGATTTATTGATTCTCGAAGAGCGGGCGTTATTATAGGACGTGAAGGTTCTGATTTTCTTATTGGTTTACGTATAATAGACTCATCTTTAGAAGATGGATTAGCACCCACTGAAAGCCCACCAATACCCTCTGATAAAATCTCAACAAGACACTCCTTGACAATTATTTTTAGTTGTTGTTTTGTTATTTTCATATTAACACGCAAATGAATGTTGAATTAGTTGTGCTAAATTACCTACAAACATAGTTTGGTGGGTTTGACCTTTATCATCTTGGTATTCAATTTCCAGTGATTTTGAAAATTCGCCCAATAATTTGTGACATTTATAACACTTGCTATTTTGTTTTTCAATAATTTTTGATAACCGTGTTATCTTTGGATTGATCATTGATATAAATTCATCATTACAAAAACATACAATTACACGTTCTTTTTGATCAAATAAACAAACTTGATTAGTTTGCTTAAGTTCATTTATCAAATTTGAAATATAATTTTTTATATTACTAAAATTTTCAATATTCATATTATCCTACGCCAGTCCATCCGGCCGAGCCATCATATAGCGTGCCTGACAATTGTGGCATCATTGATGCATCAATATTTGTTAAACCAACCATTAATGAAAAGTGGGGGGCAGCGGCGGTGTGTGATCTAATAAACAATTGTTTAACACGAAGTTCAAATGATGCCTCTGTTCCAACGTTGGTCGAACCGTCAACAATATAATAGTTTCCGCCTTCAACGCCATTTTTCGTAAAACCGACTCTAATACTTTCACCATTGGCACCGTGATTTTTAATAAAAATAAATCGTGTGATTTTATCAAAATCATATCTGTATGTGGTGGCTGACATCGCTTGTGAAGATGTTACATAAGGTAAAGCCGACGACTGAAACTCTGCCGCGTTATTTAAACCACTTTTGGGATTATTAAGTGACATTCTATTTTCCTTGCTTTGTTGACACTAAAATGTCATTTAGAATTCTATCAATTCGATCTGATTTTGTAAAAATTGCTCGTAGTTCGCTAGTTGTAATTGTTTTACCTTCTGGAATCATAAATGCGGCGGGAGTTGATGGTTCGGAAACAACGTCCCAACAAATAATTTGAAAATCATCTTGTACAACTTGATAGTCACCCTGTTTTTGTGTTGAGCCAACGCCACGGGAAGATATACCAAGTTTGACGCCAGATTCAACAAGCGATTGTAATATTTTACCTGAAGGAGTATTAAGCAATTCGATTGTTCCTAATACGGTGTTACCATCAAGGTACGCTTCACGCATAATATGAGAAACATTTTTTAGATTCACAACAGAACTGTCGGGATGATCACATTCACCGAGGGCTCTATTTTCAATAATGAACTTTTGATAATTTCTTACTTCACGTTGAAGAACGTTTAATGGATATATTCGACCGTTCTGATTAAGCGTATCAGCTTTTTGAAGTATCCCTTTCATAAGGATTTTTCCATTATTTTGTTCTTTAGACTCCTTGATCGAGTCAGCACTGTAGTCAAATATTTCATAAGAACTAAGTAATTTCATGTTATTGGTCATATAACTCCTACACGTATTTCCATATATATCCACCAGCTTGGCGTCGAATACCGCGAGCAGACTCACATAAGTGTGAAATATTCGTTTTTGTTGTTTTTCCAGCTAACGTTGCTGATTTAAATTTCATAATTTGTTCACCAGATAATGAAAATTGTATAACTGGTTTTGATCTTGGCGAAACATAATTAATTGAATTACAACGTTTTAACATTTTAATTCGTTTAAGTTCACGTACTTCAGGACGATTTTGTGCAATTTTTTGTGCTAATCTATTTTTTTCCAAAAATTCTTTCGTAGAATGACTTTTACGTATTCCTATTAAATAACGTTTTCTAACATCCGGTTTATTAATTGCATTAATTGTCGCCAGGCGATGTAAGTGTTTACCTTCTTCTGTTAGTCTTACACCTTTACCACCATGGGTTTCATTGTATCCCATGGGCGATAATGTATTATTTTTTTTAATTAAAAACATTTCAATAGAATTTGCTTCATCAATTGTTTTAATATTGTCTTGAAGAATTTCATGTAACCAATTTTTTATTCCATATTTTTTAATAGCATTTTGAAAATAATATTTTCGAAATTTACTACGAACTCGTTTATCAAACGCAAGAGAAACATGTTCTTTCCAGCGTAAATCAATTGTTTTACTTGTTAGTCCTATATAAGATTTATTTGTTAATGAACAAGTGTGTTTATAAATCGTATACATCCTATTCTTCCTGAACATCAAGTTCTTCATTTAGTTTTGTATATAACATAAATCGCGAAACAACAACATCATCAATGTTTTCAAGACTTTCATTAATTAATTGATCGCGCACCTCTGACATTTTTTTATTCATAAATTCATTTACTGAATTTTCTTTTTCATAATTAGAAATCAAAAGTAACAAATTTTCTCTTGTTTCACTTAATTTCTTTTTAATTGTGCTAGAGTCTTCTAATGTAGTAGCAAATGCATATGATTTAATAATAGATTTTTGTTCTGGACTTAGTGAACCGGAATATTTTTCATTTAATTTTTTCATCATGACTTTCATCAAAAGTCTTGACGTTCCGGGTGATGCTTCAGTTATAGTATGATCAATTTGTTTCTGTTTTTCTGTAACCAACCACTTGTTTAGTTGATCTTCATACAATGCCAACCTACCAAGATCACGATTATCGTCTCGCCAATCATTAATTAATGTTTGTACAGTTGCATACATCTTATATTCATTAATCTGTTGATCATAGAAATTTTCATCATTAATAATATGATTAATATTTCTAATTAATAAAGATTTTTCTCGATCAAGTTCTTTAATATTATGTAATCTTGCGGCAGTTTTCGCTTCAGTTATAATTGAAGACGCAACTAGTTCTGAACTAACAGTTGTTTTGATTAATGCATTTATTAATCTAAACTCTTTGTGTAACTCCGTACCGGGTCTAAAATATTTTCTCAATATTTTCAATGCCGTTGTTGATTTCTTTTGATCGTTTTCAACAAGTGATCTTGAAATACAGTGAACTAAAAATTCATATAGTAGTCCAGCATTTCTTTTTTTCTGATGTAATTTTGACATTTTGCAAAATCCCTTAATTCGTTTTTAATTTTTAATAACGATTTCGATTAAATATAGTTCAATACACATGTATCATTGATCTTCTTCATTATTTATTTCAAAATCTATCTCTGATTGTAAATCATGATCATTTGACTCTGATAATACTTCTTGTTGTGAACCTGAACGGCGGAAGCCCAATGATGCTTTCATTCGTGACAACGTTGATTTCATATCAGTTGATAATTTTATCTTTCGAGGAATATTTGTTGTTTCGCCCAATGGATTAGATACAACTGACTTGATCCATTCACTGTCAAAGGGATCTTTTAGCGAATTATGAGTTGATGTCATTTTATGAAAATCTGGCATGTGCGTTTTGGAAGGGCCATGAGTACGCCTACGAGAACGATTGTATAATGATTTTTGAAGTTGCGTTTGGGGTTTTATTGGAAAATCAGTTCCTTTAAGGCTCATGTCAAGTTCAAATGATTCGTCTGAATCGTTATCATCACTAGACGTTAGCAAACTTACGCCCGGCTCAGTTTCTTCTTCTGGTTCTTCGCCTGCGGTTTCTGGACCGGGTGGTGATACAGGTTCTTCATCTTTTGCTGGTGCTGATTCTTCATCACCACCGCCGAACAAATCGTCTCCAATATCTTCACCATTGCCAGTATCTCCATCTGCTCCGCCAGTTGCTGCTTCAATTTGAGCATCGATTAATTTTTCATTAAGACGTTGTAAGTCTAAATCTTCACATTCATCATCGCTTAAACCCCAAATCTTTTTTCTAACAAAAGCTTTACTTCCCATATCTATAGGCATTGCACCACCAATTTCAAATCTTGAACGCCATAATTCAAGTTTTTGTTGTTGGGCAACCGTTGACGGATTTGATAATCTTAATGTGAAATTTTGTAGATCTTCATTTTCATATCCATGTGAATATAAATGAATGATTGCTAGTTTATTTAATTCGGCCAACATTGTCTTTTGAATTACGTTAATTGTACGAGAAAATCGTATATCTTCTTGAGCAAGCGTCGCCTTACTATTTGAAATGATTACACTATTCTCTATTGCAAAATTTTCGTAAGTCTCTACGCTAATACACCAAGTTTGTTGACGTTCAGATAGTTTTTCAACAGAAACAATTTTATGATTTAATCGAGATCTATTTCCTCTACCAAAAATTGTATAACAATTGTTATTACAAAATTTTGCTGGTACTCTACGACTAGTTTGAAATTTTCTGTTACAATGTTTACAAGATACTTCAATATTTAAACTCAATCCTTCATCTTTGTACTTAGTTGCAAATGAACCCTCTCGTCTATATGTTGTAATCTTATATCCCCCAATTCCTTTACGAGCAAGTCTATATCCTCCCATATATTTTGTTGAAAAATCAGCATACGTTATATTATTTTCTAATAATAAATGATGCAATTGTGTTTCAGATAACCCATATGAACTAATTAGTGAACGTTTATTTTGATTATTGTTATTAATACAATGAGTAATTAGTTTATTAATATCCCATAAATGAGCAACTTTTTCTTTACATTTTTTAGCCCACCCATTGTTTAGTCCATTATACCCACCTAATTTTAGTGTTTTTTCTCGAATAACATTTAAATGTTTTGCATGATATGCTCGATGATGTTCAAATCCCATCTTTATGAGGTTTGTTGGTTCATTATTAAATCGATTAAAATCAATATGATGAATAACGTTTTTGTGTTCAGTAATAGATTCACATTTTTTAGCAACGTTCAAAGCACGATCAAAAACAGCTCGATGAGTCCATACCCACTCATTTGTTCCTGGATCGTATATTTTTTCATAATCATTACCCCCATTTAAACTCACTTGTTTACGATATAATGGCATCATTGATTGATCTTTAACCAAATCTTTGGCTTCGCACCAAACAGCCTCGCGAGTCATCCATTTATGATCAGGTGTACAATCAACTGTTACCCCATTATCAAGCGTAACGCGAACCAGTTCGGCATTTGGACGTGTCGGGCCAGCTTGAATTACTTTACCAGGGACAATCTTACCAGATAATTTATCATAAGAATATACCCAATGCTGAATTCCTAATGCACGTTCTTGGGCGATTTGTTCAATTGACAATGTACGACCGTCCAACAAAGGTACACGCGTATTCGGGACTAAACAACTTAACATCTCGTCATATCCCAAATATGCCCTGGGCACCTTGAGTGCAGCGAATAATTTCTTTTGAATATATGCCACGTCTTCAACAGCGGCAGTATTTTGGCCACCGGCAAGGGTGTCAATCTTTGTACCTGATTCACCACCACGAACAGGAATAAAATAATCTTCATCGATTGAATTTTTTACAAAAACGCCATCAAATGTATGATCACCACCAACGTTTAATCCACATAAAGCAAAGTTGTGTCTATCATTTTCTTCATTTGGACCCATAACGGTCATACAATAGACGTCTTCTGATTGTTCAAATAAATTTTCAATTTGTGATACTTTGTGATTTAACTGTTGGGCAGCGTATCTGACATTTCCTGGAAGATATTGTTGGCGGAAACCTTGTAGATCTAAATCATTAAGTCGAATAATTTCTTCACCAGCACTAGATTTATTTCTTTCAATCATGTGTGTTAACACAAATTTATTAGTAAAAGGATCATAGGTTTTTTCATAACCGATAATTGAATCATTGTCTTCTTTGTTTGATAATTTTCTATAAAGAGGCATTAAACTATCGTTTGGTTTAAGTTCATCAGCTCTTTTACTTGATCCGTCACGCATTACAAATGGATGTTCAGGGGCCACAGTTATAAAGCTATTGTTATCCAACCAAACCTTAATTAAATGTTTAGCTGTATAGTTTTTACCACACCATGTCACCTTACCAGGCACTAGTTTATTTGTTTTATCTTGAACCGAGTAAACCCAATGTTCTTTTTCTGGGTTTGTCTCGAGCTCTTGAGACAAGTCTTTGATTGAAATAACTCTTCCATCAAGTAGGGGAACTTGACTATTCCAGTGAACGGGCATTGGGTTGTAGCGTAAATCAACCCTACCAGTTGTCTGATCAATTACTTGATTTGTTCGTAAGTTTTTTCTTTGTTCTTCAACATAACTTGGCACATCTTCAGGAGGTACGTTGGCGACATCGATATAAAATACGCGGCGCTCGGGGGCTCGGACGACTCTATAAACCAACATGGCATCTTCAATTAAGATTAATTGACGCCAAATTCTACGAGCTGGTTCAATGATAGAAGAACCATAAGGTAGAAACATATCGTTTCCCAATAATCTAAAGTGTGTAATTTCCCAATTTTCTAAAACACGATTGCCGAGCGAGACCCAACGATATCTTACCGCCATTGGATCGTCTCGATCATAATTTTCTTCACGTTCAATCTCATTGACTGGGACTGGGAATGCGCTGATCACACCTTGGTCAGGGGACACGTCATTGTATAAAAAGAAATCTCCGTACTTAACTAAGTTTCTTACCCAGGATCTTAAATTGAATTCAACGTTGAGTGTATTATAAAATAAATCTTCAATTAATTCTCTAATTTTTTCATTATCTGAAAAAACATGTAAAACTTTTCCAGTATCATCTTGTGCTACAGTTTCATCTGCGTATATGTCTAATGCTGCACTGATTTCTGGTGTGAGCTCCATTTCCTGGAAGTCTTGGTACCTCATAAGGCGCTCAGAAAGATTATAGGCGTTTGCAGTGATAGTGGCGTAAGTGGGAGCAGAACTCTTTTGAAATAATAACGTTCCTGATGATTTAGTTCTATCTACAACGTTTATTGCCGTATCTGCTGTTTTAATCTTACGTTTAACTACAGGACCACTACGAAATAATCGTGTTAATCGCCTAAAAAGATCTTGGGGTTTATTATCTTTTGCCATGATTATAAAATTCCTTTATTTTTCAATATATCGTATGTCCATAGTTCGGAATTTGGGTACGTAGTATGAAACCAACACCACTTATTATAAGATATTTCTTGCATCCAGTAACCTTTTATTTCAACATACGTATCAATATCACTAAGAAATAAATCTATAATATATGTTTTTTCATTAATTGTGTTATTAAATGAAGATATCTTAAATGGAACTTGCCACATAAAATTAATTTTGTTTTTATTTAACCAATTAATTGTCGCAAGTTCATATGATCCAACACAATATAAATCCTCATTGGATTTCCAGTGTTTGATTATTTTTGATTTTCGTATTGATTTAATTGTTTTATTATGAATATTAATAGATTGGGATGGGTTTTTAACCCCATATCGTAACAAACACGTATTTTCTAGTTTTGTTTTGGTTTGTTGCAACTGCATTACATTTTTAACACCATAACGTTTTATGTTTGTTTTTGTCATTTTATCAAAAATTTCTTTTGATTGCAACGGATAAAAAACACCGTATTTAGATTTCATTGTTAATAATTTACGACGCTGAATTTCTTTACTTTTTGCAGGATTATCAACGCCATGGCGTATAAGCATAGTTGCTTTAATTTTATTTTGTATAATATCACATTGCGCTGGGTTTTGTGTCCCATATCTAGCAATATTTGTTAATTTAGACTTTTCTTTAATTACGTTATTGCCTAATGGCGAAGTACATCCATAACGCTTAATACACGTAGACTTAGTTTTTAGCTTGCCACGAGCTGGATGGTTATGCCCACACAATACATTTGAAACATAAGCACTCCAAATGCCAAAATCTTTATCTGTAAAGATAGCCTTTTTAGAAGAACCCATATATGTTTTTTCATCAATTGTTACAACATCACAATGGACTAATGATAGTCGATTAACGATTGTTTCAATTGGTATAATTTTACTCATTTATTGCCTCTTCATTTAGGAAGAAGGCTCTCTCAAAATAATAATATATTTATGCAGTTCGTATATTATTTTTTATTCTTTTTCGCTGGTTTAAGTGATACTCTTTGTTGAACTCTTTTAGGTTGATCAACATATGATCCAGGGGTACTTACCATGTCTTCAAGGGTTACAGCAAGTTTAGTAATTTGTGGCGTAACAGCATTTAGCATTGTGCCAGTGGCATTATCTTGAAACTTTTCTAATTCTGCTAAAAATTTGCTGGCGTGGGTTACGACATCGCGGATCCCATTGTGATCTAATTGTTCATTGAGAACATTGATTTCTGTTTTAATCATTTCTCGAAGATTAACGATATCAATTTTTTGTTTATCTTTCATTTGTAACTCTCCAATAACATAATACATATCAACGTAGTAACCAACTATAGTCTGTAATATCAAAATTACGAGAATTTTGTTTATCGTTAGGTCTTTTATTTTTATTTGAATTGGCTCCCCTAATATTGGGATTTACCAATGCCTGGGCTTCATTCAAATTTCCAGGTAGATCTGAAGGACCTCGACGAATGACGCACGTAGCCTTTAATATAGCATGTGCAAGAGCAGATCCCTGCGTTATATTTGTTGTATTTCCATTTGTTAACCAGGTGCCAATTGCAATAGAAATTACTAAATCGTCATGAGCATCTTTTGATGCCTGTGCTTTACTTCCGTTCCAGACGAACGCCTGAAGTTGATTGTATAGTCTTTGCGAAGATGATAATAATATTTTGTTTCTTATTAATTCTTCTAATTTTGCTAAAATTTGTTCTCGAGATTTCTTTTGTGTTGAAAATCCTGGTACTATGTCTGGATTGCTTTGTTTATGTTCAAACAAGTCGCCTGATGATCCTTCATAATATAAACTAGGGTAGCCGGCATCTCTTAGTTTTATCGCTGTAAAATAACCAAATGTATTTTGCTCCGGGCACAATAAGGCTGTATTATACATTTTTCCATACTCGGCCAAAAGATCGGCAAGTTTATCTGGAGGTATTTTTCCCATATATTCAGCAACAATTTCACAAGAATTATAATTTATAATATGAAAAGTTGAATAATCATTTGAATCACCACGAGATACGTCAGCAGAAATAACATATTTTTGTAATGGTTCTGGTTTTTTCCAAATCCAAACATTCATTTGAGGTCCAGTTTTTTCAATAGGTTGTTTGATTAATTTTCTTAAATGTTCAAGATCTTCAGGTTGTAAAAACGTATCGCCAGATGATACGAAGTCACATTCATACTCTTGGGCAATTTTACGTTTTGGTAAATTTTTTGTTTCCTTATCAAACCATGCTTGATCACATTCAGGATGAACATCCCACATTAATTTAATTGGATTAAATTCATTAACACCGCTTTCGGCTTCACTCCACAATTTGTAATATTGTCCGCCGACACCGTTTGGCGTCGATAAAATTATTGCAGCTCCGCCAGTTGATAATGTAGGATATAGTCCAGTCCAAATATCTTCAAAGTCTCTAATGAACGCAGCTTCATCGACGATCAATAATGATAATGCTTCTGAACGACCGGCGTCAGGAGATGTGGGAATAGCTGTAACAACTGAACCATTTGAAAACGATATAGATTGTTTTGTTGGTTCAAATTTCGTTAGTAACAACCATTTAGGCAAACCATCTAGGATGGTGCGCACCTTTTTAATAAAATTCATTGCCGTAGTGAGCTTTGTAGCAATAACAAGTATGTTTTTATCTTTATGAAAAATTGCAAGCCAGGTTGCATATGCTGCTGTCACAGTTGACAAACCTAACTGTCTTG